CACCAGCGGCACCCGACGAGGGCGGCGGAGCGGGCGGGAGAACGCCGCCGTCACCGGAGAGTGCGTGCGGGTCCATGAGCAGGCGCTGACCGAGCGGCGAGATGGGCGCGGCTGGACCATTCGGCGAAGGCACCGCAGGGGAAGGCTGCGGGACGGGCGCACTAGCGGGCAGCGTCGGATCCGTCCCGTTGCCGGCCGGCGCTGGCGCCGTCTGCACTGCACCGGCGTCGGGCGCGTTCGCGGCGGCCACTCGATCGCCTTTGGTCGCATCCGGAGGCAGGGGCGGCGTAGCTGGTGCCGCACCCACGCCGGCGCTTGGGTCCAAGCTCGCGACCTCGACCGGTGGTGTAGGGGCGGCTGGCGGCATCTGGCCGGATGCCACGGCGTCGGCGGCAGCAGCGGCCGGATTTCCGAACTTGTTGAAGATGCTCTGGGCGTAGGCAAGTCGCGTGGGCTGAGTGTTGTCGCCATAGCGGATGTAGTCGCGCAATGCGGCATTGGCGCCCGGCAGATCGCTTGTCGCAAGGAATGCCTTGCCGGCCTGCGCCTCAGCTCCGAAGCCAGGCAGATTAGGATCTCCCTTGCCCATCTCCTGGAGAGAGAAGTCCATCTGCGTTTCGGGATTTTGCCAGTCGCGGCCTGTCGCCTTGGCATAGGCCTGCAGGTTGGCGAGCCGACGCTCTCGCCATTGGTCGAGGCCACCGGCGCCTTCCTTGGGGTTCCATGCCCCGGGGTTGAAGTTCGACTCCTGCTGCCAGTTGCCGGCAAGCGCGGCAGCATGCACCGGATCAAGACCACGCTGGGTCAGGCCTTGGAAGATGGCATCTGCGCTCGAAGGGACCGGAACGGCCGCCGCGGTCGGATCGACAGCCGATGCGTCGACCGGCGTAGAGGATGAGCCACTACCCCCCGATGACGGGGCCGGCGTTGCGCCTCCGCCGAACATCTGGCTGAAGATATTGCCGACCTGGTCCGCGGCGGCTTGCCGGCCGGCGAGCTCCTGCTGGTCCAGTCGGCGGGAGGCAAGGCCGCCCATGATCGCATCCGTGACGCGCGCAACGCCCTGCCAAGGCGATGCGATCGGGCTGTAGTTGCCACCCTCGCGCATCATCGCCTGGGCGATCTGCCGGCGCGCCTCGAGTGCGGCCGGCGACACGACGGGGGTCGGAGCACCCTGAAGCGTTGGGATGAGGTCTTGAAGCGACATCGATCAAGCCTCCATAGCAATATCGTAACGGACGTGGAGAACGCCGCCGACATCGAAGACGGCATGCGGCTTCACCTTCATGACGTCCTGCGCCATCAGGCCGATCTGCTCGGGGCCGCCCCACCGGTATCTGAATTTGTAAACAGGTAGCCCATTTAGAAGGCGTCCGATGAACCGGATCGCGGTCTTGATGCGACGATCCGACGACATCGCCCACCCGCCGGCGAGCGAGCCGAGCGTTCCGAATATTCCGCCCATCATCGCGTTGCTGGACTGCAATTGCGCGTTGTAGTTGGCCATCTGGTCTTGGTAGTTCGCGTTGACGATGCCGGCGTAGTCGGTAGGCTGGACCGACGACGTCGGCGTCTGCGTGAAATTCGGCGACTGCACCTGGCTGCCGCCCATCAAGGCCGAGATCTCGTTGATCGGCTCCTGGCGCTGGGTCAGCATCTGCTGGATCGCCTGGCCGCGGCCGTTCAGATAGAGCTGGTTCCACTGATCGGTGTTGCTCTGGTTCTGAAGCCGCATGGCGTTGTTGTAGGCCTCAGAGCCCGGCGTGACGCCCTGTGCCGCCATCTGCGCCTGCAGAGCGTCGTTCTGCTGGTTTTGCTGCGCGATGACCCGGGGCGAATACTGATTGTAGAGCGTGTCGTCGATCGAGGTATCCGACAGGTCCAGCGGCGAATTCAGGATGCTGCCGATCTTGCCGGTCTCGTCGAGACCGATCTGCCCGATCGCCGCTTTCGTCTGATTGCTGAGGTCGAACAGCTTCTGCTGATCTGGCGAAAGCGTCTGCGTCGCCGTGTAGGTCGGGATTGTGACGGTCTTCCCGCTCGAATCGACAAATGAACGAGTGCCGGTCTGGTTGTAGGTCAGCGACCCGTATGGGGTCTGCTGATTGGTCATGTTCGTCAGCTGCTGCGCCTGAGCAGTGTCGATGTTCATGCCGGTCTGGGCGGCCGCAGTCTTGTCCGGATCCGGCGGAGTTGGAGGTGACGGTGCGTCCATTTATTTCCTCTCTAGCCAGCGGCATTCGCCGGCGAGCAAACCGAAGATGATGGCGTCCTGATCGCCAAAACCGAGGCGTTTGATGCCTTCGATCCGGAAGCCGAATTTGTGAGCCAGGCTCTGCGTGTAAAAGTCGGTCGCGCGGACCGTGATGGAGCAGCGCACGCAGCCGAGCTGCACGAAAACGTAGTGGGCGAGGGCCCGGAACACTCCGCGGCGCCAGCAACGGAAGCCGGCCACCGAGATCTGCACGTCCGGCCCGGTGTAGACGTTGAAGATAACACCTCCGGCGAGCTGACCACCTTCCTCGACGCCGATCGACGTGAACGGTGGCACAAAATCCCGCCCGAGGAGACGGCCGACGAACTTCGCCACCTCGTCGGCGCGGTCGAAAACCAGCGACGTCAAATGTAGCCGCCCGGCTCGTAGAGAATGGTCATGGACGCGATCTTGCAGTTGATCGCCGTCGCCGGCGTGGCGCTCAGCATGTTGATGCCCACGGCCCCGGCGATCTGATATCCTTCGCCGCTCGCGTTCACCCAGTCGGCTCTGGTCGTGTTATCCGGCGCCCACAAGCTCTGATCCCAAAGACCCTGGTCCCAAACGGCACTGTTGCCGGTGGCGGATTGCGTCCCCTGCACGATTGTCGGCGTGACGACATTGTAGTCCGCGCAGACGCCGATCGCAGCGTTTACTCCTGGGTCGGTGATGAAGATCGGCCGGGCCAGCCTGACGTTCTTCTGCAGCCCCGGCCGGCCGAGGTCATTGAATGCGGAAACCCATACCGCCGAAATCGCCTGATTGATGTCTGCGGAGCCGGATTCCGCGGTCAGCACGCGGCCCTGCATATCGCCGAAGAAGAGATCGTCCTGCCTCACGACCCAGCTTGATGCATTCATGCCCGTGAAACGCGCCCAAGCCCCGGTGAGCACGTTCATGACATACTGGTACGAGGTGAGCCCGCTGGCGACGGGGATGTTGATGATCGCCATGTTGGCTTTCGGGTAGCCGATGATCTGCCAGCCGAAATTGGCCCCATAGCTTGTGTAGGCCGAGTTGAAAGCCTTCTGGATGTTCCAGGTGAAGGCGGCTTGGGCGGCGGCAGCGCGATCGTATTGGATCGCCTTGGAGAGCGGCATCAGGCCATCGGAGCAATTGATGACGAGATCCGAAGCGACATTGAGCCAGCAGCGGCGCCCGATCGGCCTGCCGATCAGGAATTGGCCGACCTTCGACCATGTGGTGACCTGCGACGGATCAGTGCCGGCGTAGACCAGGACCTCGCCTTCAGACGAGATGAAGACGCAGTAATCCTGCGGCCCGTAGCCGGAATCTCGTGTCCAGGTCGCGCCGGCCATGAGATAGCCGCCCTTGGTGAGAAGGGAGCCCAGCGGGAGCTGTGTCGCCGCGCCGCCGATAGCGTTCGGCGCCAGGTACCATGCGTTTGCGGTGCCCGATTCGACGAAGAACAGGCGCTGCTTGAACGACCACACGTTGATAAGCGCATTGGGGTTTGACGGACCGGTGATGGCTGGCGTCGTCGACCATGCCGTCCCGTTGAAGTTGCGCAGGGCATCTTGCCCGTTGACGGCGACGAGAAATTGCCCTCCAGGAGTGGAAAAGGTGATGGACTGCCAGCGGTTGTTGGAAAGACCGGTGACGAGGGGGCTGCTGATCGTGCCGCCCGCGGTGACATCGTAGATCTTGCCGCCGACGCATGCGAAAATGTTGTTTGCAACGCCGCCCTGCCAGACCATCATGGTCTCGACCGCGGTCGTCTCCGGTGTCGTCGCAAAAATTTGCGAACCGTGCCGCCAGCGGATCGCATCCGGCTCGGGGAAGAAGTTGTCGAGCACCACGGCGCCCGTTTCTTCCATCCTCGAAATAGCTTCGTTCGCGAGCCATCCCTTGGTGGATGCCGGGATGGTATAGGAGCGCACGACCTGGCTGCGGCCGCGGTTTTGGCGCACTGGCTGGCGCATCAGGGACCGGTGTAGGTGATAGTGCCAGGCCACCAACTATCTGCCGGCTGCGGGCTGTTGCTGGTGTCGATTACTCGGTCGGTGTCTTCCTGACCGGCATTGATGTTGAACGAGCGCTCGTAGGTGTTGAACTCCTCGGCGTAGTCGAGGCCCTTGGCGCGCTTCCACATCCAGATGCAGCCGAGACGGATCAGGCGTTCGGAGATCAGGGAGGTGTCGGTGTCGGCCGCCCAGGTCAGTTTACGCGTGGTGCCGTTCGCATCGAGGATCCACGGCGCCGAGGCGTACACGTAAGTCACGATCTCGCCGGCTCCGAGGACCGGGTAGAATTCGATGTTTCCGCCGATCAGACGCCAGCAAGACGGCTGCACCGTCACCGGGACCGCCTTCATCCGGAGTAGATCGTCCTCATTCACCGGCCCCGGTAGCGTCAACGTCGGATACGCGCTCGAGACGAACGTGTCGGACGGCGATAGGGTGTCAAAATCGGCCGGCAAAGGGAAGGTCGCCGTGACGCCGTCGCCCGTGAAGGTCACGTTTGCCGATTTCAGATTTCGCCACTTCCAGCGCTCCTGCAGATCATCGCCGGCGTCCTGAGCAAAAGCCACGAGCTGCTGGATCGTCGTATCCGGCGATGCAATCGCCGTTGCCGGTTGCGGGAGCCCTACGCGAAGCGCGGCTCCCTGCACGATCGTCAGGAGGCTCACCGGATTTCTCCGCGCGTCAGGCCGCTGCTTTGCCGCCGTCGGCAGGCAGACGGGCAGAAAGATCGAGGATCGTCTTGGTGAGTTCCTCGACCTTCTCCTGCAGACGGGCGATTTCGGCCGCCTGCTGGTTCACGACGCCGCTGTCCTTGGCCAGGCGCAGAAAGTCTTTCGCCTTTTTGCGCCAAACGCGACCGTCATGGATCTTGTTGACGTAGGTGTCGGCGACCTCGGACAGTTGCTGGACCGAAAAGATGTTGAGCGCGTTGAATTCGGCGATCTGGGCCGGCGTCAGCAGCGGCCAGTCGCGCAGCGGAGTGCCGTCGACGTGATTGTTTGCCCGCTGAGCCTTCCAGCGCTCATATTGCACCGCGAAACGCTGCTTGATGGCCTCGTCGACAGGTAGAACCGGCACGTTGAACGGGTCGCCTGCCACCATGAGCCGGACATGCTCCATGTCTTTGTAGCGCGGCGCGCCTTCTTTGTCGCTCGCGGCCTGGTCGTGGACCGGCTGAATGAAGAAAATCGGGGTGATGCCCTTGTTCATGAGCTCGTAGTCGACCTCGCCGCCGATATTGGCGAACGGAGTGTCGGGCGCGAAGGCATTTTCGGGAAGAAACTGGTCGGACATGGCGAGGTTCGTTTCCTGTTGATGGGAAAGACGGGAACGGGGCGCCGAAGCGCCCCGCTGCTGGATCGGAAGAGGCTGCGATCAGGCCTGCGGAGCAGGCGCTGCCGGTGCCGCAGGCGCGGCCGCTGGCGCAGGCGAGGGAGGATTGGAAGGTGCCGGCGCAGCAGCCTTCTGCGCTGACGTATCGGGCGACGGCGCGAGCGCCTTCTCGATATTGTCGACGCGCGTTTCGAGCGCCTCGAGGAGCTCGATGACGAAGCGCGGCACGGAATCGGCACGAGCGCCGGCCTCGTCGATCAATTTCGAAAGCATGGACATAGAAAGTTCCTTTGCTGAAAGAGGGCCGGACAGGAGCCCGGCCCTCAAGACGTCAGTTCTGGGACGAAACGTACGGCCAGCGGAGGAAACTCTCCCAGTAGCCGGTCGTGGTGGCGCTGATGTTGTTCGCGGTCGCCGTGGCGTTCGCGGACATCGTGATTGTGTAGTTGCCCGGGTTGCCCTGGATCGACACGATGGTGGTTGACGCCGGGATGCCGGCGCCGGCGATCGTCTGGTTCGGGTAGATGCCGGCGATCGAGGTCACGTTGGTGAGCACCGGCGAGCCGTTCGTGGTGGTCACGTAGGTTGACATGTTCGACGCCGTGATCGTGTTCGTGCCCGAGGCCGTCGCCGCCAGCGACATGGTGATCGTCGAGCCGTTGATGGCCGTGATCACCGCGCCGGTGGCGATACCGGCGCCCGAAAGCGTCTGGCCAACCGCAAGGAACTTGTTGGTCGAGACGGCCGTGATGGTGGCGGAGCCGCTGGTTGTCGTGCCGGTGAAGGTGCCCGACGTCGGCGCAGCGTAGGCACCGTTGATGCCCATCGAAGTCGCCAGCGGAGCCGCCGGAGCGTTCAGCTGGCCCGGAACCGCCGTGGTGTTCAGCGGCTTGGTCTGGGCATTCACAGTGGCGATGTTCAGGATCGAGGTGCCAGCGCGCTGGACCCAGATGCCGTAAACGCCGGCCTGCGGGAATGCGTACGACCACGAATTGCCGGCATTGGGAGCCGCCGCGGGATCACCGACGCGGCCACCAAGGAAGAAGGCGCCGACGTTGGCTCCGAACGCCATGGAGCCGGAGGCGGCCGCCGGCGTTAGGACGGTCTGGTAGCTGTTGTCCCAGGTGAAGACGTCGCCCTGATTGATCGTCACGGCCGCGACGGCGGTGAAGAGCAGGTAGACGAATTCCGCCTCGGCGTCGCCGGCGAAGACCTCGCCGGGACGGAAGCTGGGCAGGGGGCCGCTGCGGCCGGTGAGATCGAGAGGGCCTTCCGGCTGGAAGACGCGGGCACCAATCGCCTCGATCTGAAGAGTTGCGATAGTCATTGAAGGTTCCTTTCAGACCTTTGAGGGGATTACTGCCAGAGCACGCCCTGGAGCGATCCGTTGCTCGTCGTGGTGTTGCCGGCCCAAGCCAGCAGCCGCACGATGGCGTCCTGATTGACGTTGGCCCTGTCGCCACCGACGACCTTGAAGTTCCGACGCGCCGACGGGCGGTAGAACAGGTAGTCGGAGTTCAGGAAGTACATGGTGTTGGCCGGGATCTGGCCGTTCTTGCCGCCGTCGAGGATGACGTCGACCGACTTGCCCGCGCCCAGGTACTTGAGGTTGGTATAGCCGGCGGCGCCGAGCTTGGTGTCGGTGATGCGCTGGATCGCCTGAAGCGAGTTCAGGTAGGCCAGGTAGTAGTTGTTGTCGGCCACGATGAGGTCGACGCCGTCGGTGTTGCGCTTGAGCCCGATGGTGGTCGAGTTCATGTAGGACTGGATGTTCGCGGTGGTGACGACGCCCCGGCTGTCGAGGTTCGCGTTGACCGAAACGTTGCGCCACCAGATCTGCGAGGAACGGTCGATGCCGCCGACGACGCCCGCCGTCGGCGCCTTCGAGACATAGGCCGAGAGACCGGTCATCTGCTTGCCGCCGAAACCGGTGCCGTCCGAATAGACAGCGGCCGACATCTGGTTCCAGAAGGTGTCCTCGGCGGTGTCGACGCGGCTTTCGATGAGGTTGATCATCTCCTCTTCGCCGCTGTTCATCAGCTCCTCGATGCCGGAGATGGTGACAGCGATGGCCGCCTGCTTGATCGGGTAGCGCGCGGCGGTCATCGTGTCGTTGAGCGACACGTTGAGCGGCTCGAAGCCCGAATACCACATGAACGACTGGTTCTGGGCGTAGCGGATTTCCTGGATGATCTCGCGACCGCCGGTCCAGGGCTTTTCCTTGCCCTTTTCCTTCAGGCGCATCAGGAGCGCGTTGTTGTTGGTGATGTTGTCGGCGAGTTTCCGCGAGCGGTTCTCGAGCGTGGTGGTGACCACGTCGCCCCAATCAACGGAGGTGACGAGCGGTGAAGGCATTGCCTATTTCCTTTTGGGATGGTGCTTCAGACGCCACTCTGCTGCGCGATGGCGCGCTTGATAGTGTCGCGAAGCGATTCGTTGGCTGGAGGGGCGCCACCGGGCGGCGAGCCGCGGCTGGGGGCACCGGTTACTGCTTTGGCCGCCTGGCGGGCTTGATTTGCCGCCGCTGCAGCCGTCGCCGGATTTGATGCGGCGGGAGCTGGGGTGTTGGCCGCCAACCGCTCGTTGATGAGCAGATCGCGGACCTCGGGGTGCATCCAACATGCCTTTTCGTAGATGGCGGGAAGGTTGATCTTCTCGCCACTGGCCCTTGCCTGTTTGATGAGGCTGACCATCACGTCCGAGACATTGTCGGCGTATTTGTTTTTCGGGTCGTTAAAGAACGCTTCGACGTTTGCCGTCGTGGCGTTCAATTCGCTTGCTTCCCGGTCGCGCTGAAGCTGGGTGACCGTGTTCTGAAGACCCGAGAGCTGTTCGACGAGTGCCGGCGGCAGCTGGATTTGCTGCTGCTGGCTCGGCTGCGGCTGGGGCGTGGCTCCGCCGTTCTGCAGGATCCCGTACCGGCGCGCCATCTCGCCGACGACGACGCGAGGATCCAGTCGCAGATTGGCGCAAACCTGCTCGATGCCCGCGATCGGATCGCGTCGGAGGGTGTTTTCCATGCCGGTGTAGGCCGTCAGCGCCGCCTCGAGCGTGGTGCCGCCCTGTTTCGCCATGTCGACGAAGCGGTCGATCGGCTTGTATTCGGCCAGCTTGGCTAGGCCCTGATTGACCTCGACCTCCCGCTTGGCCACAGCGGCCTTTACGGAATCGGGGAGCTTGTCGAACTCCGACTTTGCGGTCGCTGACCAGCCTACGGGCGGGCGGATCGGCGCATCGGTCGTGCCCTCGGGCTTCGGCTCTGCCTTCGGAGCTTCCGCCTGTGCGGCCTTCGGACCCTTCGGCTCGGCGGCCGGGGTCGCCGGTTTGTCGCCGCCCTCGGGCTTGTCAGCCGCCTTGAACCGGCCGTTTTCGTCACGGGGGCGCGGATCAGCATCGGCCTTTGCCGGTTCGGCCGGGGTGTTCGTCGCCGTCGGCTCGGCCGCAGGCGCCGGTTCCTGCGGACCGGCTGCGCTCCTCTGCCGCTCGATCGCGGCGGTGATCGTGGAACGCAGATCGTCATTCGCCGGCGCCGAGGATGCGCCTTCGTCGAGTTCGTCAGCCATGTGCCTTCTTGGGTTGCGCCGGAGCCGTTGATGTCGGTCGGCTGGGGGAGATTACTTGCCTTCGTGAGTCGCGACGATGGCGCGCGCCTTTTCGAGCGTCAGTTCATCGGCGGCAGCCGCAGCGGCGGCTTGCTGCCCTTGGCGCTTCAGCAACTCGGCCTGGCGCTCCGCTTCAGCTTGCTTGGCGGCCGCGGCCCGACCGGCTGCGCCCATCCGTTCACGCGAGGATTGCACCGCGAGCGCCAGCCGGGCGGCGATCATCCGGTGCAGCGCTTCTGGATCGGTCGTGCCGAACTCGGCCGGCGTGAAGTTCACGTGGGTCAACGGAGTGTCGTCGGTTTCCTCGGCGCCCAGATGGGCACGAAGGAAGATTTCGCCGTCCTGGCTCTCGCTGAGATCGTCGACGGCAACAAAGCCGACCGAAAGGAGGCCGGAACGGAGCGCCGACAGGGCTTCATCGCGTGTCATGGTCACCTCAATCGTCAAGCACGGGATCTTTCCCGTGCACGGTGGGCTTGTACCCGTTGCGGACCTTCCTCAGAGCCTTGCCCACGTCTTCGCGGCCCACGCGCGGCCGGCGCGCCGAGGCTGCAACAGCTTCCTGCGGCGCATTGCCGACCTCTTCGACGCCAGCGGCCTTGTAGGATCGCCGAAGTGCCGATTTGCTGGTGTAAACTTTGCCGTCGTGCTGGCCGACGAGGTCGTGAAGCTGATCGCTGATGATCATGGGGGCCGCTAGCGCGGACCGTTTCCGCTGCTGCCGATCGATTCGGCGAAAAACTTGACGGCCGTCGCCCACATCAATCCAGGCGTACTCCATCACTGCTGGAACCCGTGCGCGACGACGGCCGCATTGGTGTTGCCAGCGCCGAGCGCAGGGAGCGTGAGCACGATCGCGGTGTTGGCCGCACTCGCCGGGATCGGTTGGGCGAACTGCACGACCAGAGGCGCCGCGCCGACAGCAACGCCGGCCGGAGCGGCGAAAATGTAGGTAGCGGTGCCCCCGACGATGCCGGAGAGCGTGGCGGCAACGAGCGCTGCGGCCGTGGCGCCGCCGGCGGTGATCTCGAACCCGGTGATATAGGTCGTTTGGCCGACGACGCCCGGCAGCGTGGCGACGGCCGCGCCGTTGGCGACGTTGCCCGACGAAGCGGTGACCGCCGTCGCGCCGACGGGGAGCGCGGAACCCGCGATCGGCAGAGGATTAGCCTGGACGCCGACTGGCGTTACGCCATCGGTTCCGACGAGTGTCACGTTGCTCATGTACCGTCCTCAGATTGGCCGTTGCGGCTGTCCGATGCCCATGCCCTGGATCGCCTGGCGAGCGATGGCCTTCTCTTCGATCAGCTGCATTTCCTGGTTCATGGAATGCACGTCGTTGGCGTGCTCCATGGTCATCTTCTGCATGTCCATGGCGTGCTGCTGCTGAGCGGCGTTCGCGTCGAGCGCGGCCTTCTGGGTTTCCGCCTGGGCCTTGACCCGGGTGGCGAAGACCTCGGTTTGCGCCTTGGTCTGCTCGGCCTGACCCTTGATCTGGGCGGTCTGCAGCTTGATCTGCTCGTCAGGCGACGGCTGCGGAGGCGGCTTTGGCTGGCTAGCCATCTGCTGGATCTGCTCCATGGCCTGTTCGATGACGCTTTCGAGCTCGCGAGCCACCGGATAGGCGCGAACGGCGAATAGCAGCATCTGGCCGGCGAGCGGTGCCAGAGACGGGGTCTGTTGCAGGATCGGTCCCCACGCCACCACGAACTCGGTCACCGCCTTGACGAAGGCAGTGCGCGAAGCCTGCTCGGCCACCTCGTCGGCAGCGATCGTCGAATCGGTCTCGATATCGATCCGAAAGCGCCGGGTGATCCCATTGCGCAAGAACGCCTGCACATCTTCCTGCGTCGGCCCGAGGTTCGGAGGCTGCGGCTGTGGCGGCGGCGGAGGCGCTGGCTGACCGGCCTGCTG